GCCCTCCTCGAGCTGGCGCTCGATCTGATTGATCTCGGCGATCAGCTGCTTGCGGATCTCTTTGCGCACGTCCCCGGACACAAGCAGCGTCCCGTTTGCTTTGGAATAGATCGACATCACCACGCCGAGGATGCCCTCAAGATAGGCCGCAGTGCCCTTTGTTTTGGCGTTGTTGATCTTTTGGAGAAGGAACCCGACCTCGTCGATCAGGTAGAATGTCGGCTGATGCTCGACCAAGTTGCGGACCATTTCCTGCTCGGACTTGATCGCGCCGTACGCCGCGCGCTGATACCCAACAAGGGACAAGATCTTGATCGACGCCTCGAGGACACTGTCCTTGCCGGTGCCTGACGCCGCAACGCAGAAGCCGATCAGATTTGACGTCGTCTCGGCCAGCGGGTCGCGGTATTTCAGGCCGATGATATTGCCCATGGACACGATCGCCGCGCCCATCGATATGATCTCGCGCTTGTAGCGGACTTGGTCCTCGATCCACTGCGCCATCTCGCCGACAAAGCCCGGCGGACGCGTGATATCAATTCCAGAAATGTCTAAGTCAGTTGTTTCCGGAACGATGAACTCCTCTAGTGATTCGTTTGGCTTGAACGTGACCGGCTGCTCCCAGCCCGCTTGCTGGGCGTAATAGACCAAAGTGCCAAGTGTGACAGGGTTGGCCGACTTTCCAAAGCTGTGCCAGCGCTTGGCAAGCGCGTCACGCCCGGGGTACTTTGCGCCCTTGGATGACCAATTATCCCAAACGTCAAAGCCCGTGCCGCCGGTTGCGTGATGGGCCGCCATGCCGCAGCGCACCCACGTCTCGTGGTCGATGTCCGGGTTGATATAGCTCAACATGTCGGCGATCTCTTCGTGCGACACGTCGATCGTCGAGCCGCCGAGATCCGCGCGGTGACGCTCCGGCTTGCGAAGGGCTTCAAGGAGACCCTGAGGGGCCGCCTCGATATCATCAGGCGAACCGTACAGTATGTTGTACCTGTTGCCGGATGCATGCAGCGACCCGGGGCCGACAACGAAGCCGGATGATTTGAAGTCAATGCCCGGATACTGCGGCAAGTGGGTGACGAGCGCGAGGCCTTCGGGGATCTTGAAATAAAGATGCTTTGACCCGCCACCGGAGCCTGTCTCGATGATCAGTCCTGCGGACGCAATTTCTGAATAATCCTCGACAAGGCGCGCGTATGATTCGACGCCGCCGTTGCGTGAGTCTACGTCAACGACCAACATTTTGTAGACTAAGACGCCGTAGCCTGTGGCAAAATTGCCAAGCTCTTCCTGCACCTCGAGCTGGTCTTCCGACCACTCGGGTGTGTACGTCCAATTGCTAGTGAGTGGGTGCTTACCGGCTGCCTTGCAGTCTTTGTGGCCACAACCGCAGCTGCCGTCTCGGCGAACCGGGTGAAGTCCAAAAACGCGATGACCGGCCTCCCAAAATTTCCGGTGCATCATTGATTAATCTTTCGGGCGAAACAGGTATTCTACCAACTTTTCAACGGTTTGCAGGGTCGGGTTCGTATTCTTTCCAGCCGCAATCGCGCGAATTGTGTTCTCATGCAGCCCCGTTTGGGTTGCAACCTTGGCTAAATTTCGATCGGAAAGAGCGCGTTTTATGCGCTCGAGGGTGTCTGTATCCATTTCAATAGGCCTTATTCCACATTGAGGTGTTGACATTCCCACACCAAAACCCTTATTGTCAACCCCGTCGAAGTAGAGGAGTGTGCCAATGGGCATTTTAGATAGTATATCGAAGCCGGTTGATCGTCCGGTAATTGTAACGATCTGCGGCGACAGCGGTATGGGTAAGACCACACTGGCTGCCGCGTTCCCCAAACCCATCGTGATTCGTGCTGAAGATGGCCTCCAAGCCATTCCTTCAAGCATGCGCCCCGATGCGTTTCCCGTTTTGGGAACTCCCGAGGACCTTTGGGAGCAGCTCAAGGGACTGATCAACGAGCCTCATGATTATCAGACGCTCGTTGTTGACAGCGTGACGGCGCTTGAGCGCATGTTCACGCAGTATGTGGTCGACACCGACCCGAAGAAACCGAGGGGCATTCAGCAGGCTCTGGGGGGCTACGGCGCAGGCCGTGATGCCGTCCTTGGCATGCATCAGCGCCTTCGGAAAGCGGCTGGCATTCTTGCCGACAAGCGGGGCATGAACACCGTGTTCATCGCTCACGTTGAGATTGGCATGGAAAACCCGCCAGATGACGATTCGTTCTCAAAGTACGGATTGCGCTTGCATGCCAAAAGCATGCCTCCCTATGTCGATGATGTCGACGTCGTTGGGTTCTTGAAGCTTGAGACTTTCACCACCGGTGAGGGCGAACGGAAGAAGGCGATCTCGGACGGCACTCGCGTCTTGATCACTTACGCGACCGCAGCCAATGTCTCAAAAAACCGTTTTGGCATCAATGAGCCAATTCCGGTTTTGCCGGGGGTTAATCCTCTGGCTGATTTCATCCCCGCGTTGAAGCAACATCATGCCAAAAAGGAGAAGGCTCATGGCTGATTTCTGGGAACTTTCAGACGGCGATGACGTCGCCAAAACAGGCAATAAATTTGAAACAGGTGGCGGCAACCTTGACCCGATCCCAGATAAAACGGATTGCGTCGCCGTCATCGATGAAGCGAAAATTGAAAACAATCAAAACGGATTGAAATATATCTCGTTGCGTTGGTCGGTTGTCGCGCCTGCGGACTACAAGAACCGCAAGGTGTTTCAAAAGCTCTGGGTCTACGATGAAGACCCGCAAGCGAAGAACCCTGTCCAAAAGAAGGACAAGGCCAAGAAAATGTTGTTTGCGATCGACGCGAACGCAGGCGGAAAGCTCAAGGCGTCAGGACGGGCACCAAACAGTGATCTTCTGCAGTCGACGATTACAAACAAGCCTATGCAGATCAAAGTCATGCTGATGAAGCGTGATGACGGCACGGGTATGAATTGGATCTCGTCTGTGGCTCCTCGTGCCGGTGGCGCGGGGGCGATGGCTGCGGCAGCCGCTCCCAAGGTTGCTGCGGTAACTAGTGAGGAAGATGATGGAGATAATATTCCATTTTAAGGGGCATTGACCTCACTAGAAATCCCCCTTAGAATTGATACGGTGTCTTTTCTAAGGGGGTATTCATGACAGAAGAAATTTGGAAATTCGTTCCGTCTTTTCCTGATATTCAAGCATCTAATTTTGGGAGAATTAAATTGCCTGAAAGTCAATCAAAAATGCCAAATGGTGGCACAAGAGTTTATAAAACTAAACCAGTGTTAGGGACGAAAAGGAAAGCTGCTAAAACGGCACTTCGAGAATATTATGGAATTACAAGTTCAAAACATGGAAATTTAAAAGTTCATAGACTTGTTTGCGAAGCTTTTCATGGAGTTCCCAATTCTCCTAATTTGTTTGTTCTTCATATTGATGAAAATGCTTTAAATAATAAAGCTGATAATTTGAAATGGGGTACTCAAAAAGAAAATTTAAATGCACCAAAATTTATTGAATACTGCAAATCGCGAACTGGCGAAAAAAATCCTTTTTTAAAAGGCAAAAAAAAATAATGGAACAGCGTAGCGAAGAATGGTTTAACGCCCGCAAGGGCCGCGTCACTGGGTCTGCGGTTGGCGCAATCCTTAATCTGTCGCCGTTTTCAAATGAGAAGGATGTCATGCGCCGGATGGTGCGCGACTGGCACGGCGCGCCGAGAGAGTTTGTTGGTAATCCCGCGACCGATTGGGGCGTTGCCAATGAGGCTGGTGCGATTAGCCAATTTGAAATGAGCACCGGCGTCACGGTCGAGAAGTGCGGTTTCTATGAATATGAGGACTGGCTGGGCGCGAGCCCAGACGGGCTTGTCGGCGCGACAGGACTGGTCGAGGTCAAGTGTCCGTTTGGATTGCGGAACAACCCCAAGCCTGTTTTCAAGACGGCAAAGATGCAGCCGTATTATTACGCTCAGATGCAGGTTCAACTTTACGTGACCAACAGAAGCGTCTGTTACTTTTACCAGTGGGCACCGAACGGTGAAGAGCTTGAAATTGTGAAATTTGACAAGGGCTACATGGATACAATTTATAAGCCCCTTCGAATGTTTTATGAACAATATTTGATTGAACGTGAAATGCCAAATGCGGAGAAATATTTAGATGGGCAAGCGGAGTGAGTTTAAGCGTCACAGGCTCGATCTTTATGAGACGCCAGAGGAAGCGGTCTTGCCTCTTCTGAAACACCTTAAACCAAAGTCTTACTTTGCCGAGCCGTGCGCCGGTAACGGCGCTTTGATCAAGATATTAAATAAGCACGGGCACAAATGCGTTGCCGCGTATGATGTCGATCCGCAACACAAGATCGTCGAGCAGGCCGATGCTGTGTTCCTCAATAAGGATGACATGAAACGTGCTGAC